CAACCTTTTTGCATCGGCGGATGATCATTCATGGATTTCCCGTGAACTCTAATCGTATAGCCTTCTTGTGGAAGACTGGTAAATACGTATATCTGATCGCTTTGATAATCTTTCTTCGAGGTAAGGCTAGTTCCCTAGTTACCAAGTTGATAGAAGGGGTCAAGCGTAGGATTTCTGGAGCTCGCGCAGATCTACATGTTGATAATCCACTGACAAGGGACGACATTGCATCATGGAGTGAAGTGGTGGATGGCAGAGTAGATTATGTGCCTAACCAGGACAAGACGGTGCGCACATTTATAGGTTTGGCTAATAGCAATGGTATAGTGGCTCATAGCTTTCCCGTGTTGAAACGGGCTGAATTTATTCAGCCTGAAGAGGGAAACATGCGCCCGGGTTTTACTATTAAGCCATCATTTCCGATTGTTACCCCTAAGGGACATAGAGACCCATGGACAACTGAAAGAAAGGAGTTGGTTTATTTCCACTCTGGTTTTCGAGCCCCATTCTATGCGCCCTTAGCCGGCAAGGCCAACCCCGCAGCTACCGCGGCGTGTCTAGGTCGATACTGGAAGGCTCCTCCGAAGCCTTGGGAAGATCAGGCGACTGCGTGGAGGATACTCCGCAAAGTCATCAATGGTAAGTTTGTCAATGTGTTGAAGACATATAATGTCGCGGAAGTAAATCTCCAAGACCATCCTGTCTTCTACGCTGTCGCTCAATGTGACCCTGAAACTTCAGCTTGGAATGTTGCATTCAACAGACCGACCTGGACTGCGTGGGTGGAGAGCAAACTTGACAGACAGAAGGCTGGGTTGTATCGTAAAGTGTTGGAAGTTTTTGATGGTTTGGGTTGGGATTTGCAGGCGTGTGTGAATGAGGTTCTACACAGGCAAAATTCTCAGATTCATGCCAAACATCATGAATTTTTACCATTTTCAAAGGATAAACCCAGAGTGATTGTGGACACTGGAGCTAACGTCACCACTATGTTTGGACCTTATATAAATGAAGCTACCACTAAGCTGAAGTTATATTGGCAAACCCTTAAGGTGTTGGAGGAACACTTACCGGCCGGCCGAGTGGCAACACTTGTAGGTCGCAGGGGGGAAAGGTTCATACCTGTGTGGGGTTCGGGACGCAATGCTCACCAACTGGCGGATTTTGTGAGGTCTATGGAGGATTTGGATGTCTGGGATTTTATGGTGATGGCAGCGGGAGATGATTCTCTTGCGGTCTTGAAAACCCCCGACGGATTTGTCGTAGTTGAAACGGATTTTAGTATGTATGA